TTGGCGTTCATCGCGGGGGGTGAGGGGGACGGAGGGAGCTTCTGCTTGATTGGATTCTTCCCACCCCATAATATATGCTGGTGTTGTATTCAGTGCAGTTGCAATTTCCATGATTTTTCTTTGAGGCAATAATCTGCCGTCACTTTCAATTTTATTGATAGATGAACGAGATTTATATCCAACTAATCTTGCTAATTCATCTTGCGACATATCTAATTCTAATCTACGTGCTTTTATACGGTCTCCTATAGTGGTCATTGTGTTCACTCTCCTTTTTGTTTAAATTTATTGTAACATCGTGTAGAAAAAAATGCAACAAAATCACTAAAATTTTGTTGACAAACAGGAAACAAAGAAATATAATAGTGGTGTAGACAAAATGTCTACAAAAGGGAGGCGATAACGTGACAGATACAGTCAAATTAGAAAAAGCTATTGCAGATAGTGGATTGAAAAAAGCCAGAATTGCAGCGGAACTTAAAGTTACATATCAAACATTAAAAAGAAAAATTAACAATGAAGTCCCGTTCAACGCTGGTGAAATCTCTAAAATGTGCGATTTGCTTAGAATTTCTAAATTAAGCGAAAAGGAAGCAATTTTTTTTGCCTGCGATGTAGACAAATAATCTACAAAATGGGCGGCGTTTAAGGAGTATAAAACACCTAAGGAGGTGCAAAATGAACGAATTACAAACTTTTACATCTGCTGCATTTGGCAGTGTCCGTATTATCGACAAAGGCGGGCAACCGTGGTTCGTTGGTAAAGATGTAGCCGATATTTTAGGCTATAGCAATTCTAGCAAAGCTATTCCTCAACATGTTGATGAGGAAGATAGGCAGAAACAAAATTTGCCAACTGCCCAAAATGGGAAGTTGGTGGCAGCTTCGTGGCTCATCAACGAAAGCGGTCTTTACTCTCTCATCCTCTCCAGCAAGATGCCCAAAGCAAAGGAATTCAAGCGCTGGGTGACAAGCGAAGTCATTCCGGCAATCAGAAAAACAGGCGGTTACATCGCAGGCAGTGAGAACATGACGGACGCAGAGATTATGGCGAAGGCTGTGCTGGTAGCGCAAAGCACTATCCGGCAGCGTGACCAGCGCATTAAGGAGCTGGAAAGCAATGTGGCAGCAGCAAAGCCGAAGGTGCTCTTTGCAGATGCGGTGAGCGCGTCGGACAGTACGATTCTGATTGGTGACCTTGCGAAGATTTTGAAGCAGAACGGTTACAACACCGGACAGAAGCGTTTGTTCCAATGGCTGCGTGACAACGGCTATCTGATTAAGCGTCAGGGTGCTGATTATAATAGCCCTACGCAGCGCTCAATGGAATTAGGGCTGTTCAGAGTAAAAGAAACACCAATTATCCATGCTGATGGTCACGTAACTGTCAACAAAACGGTTAAGGTAACTCCTAAAGCACAAATTTATTTTGCAAATAAGTTCTTAGGGGGCAAATGCAGTGAAGGATTTGAGTAATCAACGCTTCGGACGACTGGTGGCTATTAAGCCATGTGGTAAAAACAAATACCGTAATGTTTTATGGTTATGTCGCTGTGATTGCGGCAAGGAGCATATTGTTCCTAGCGGTAAGCTGGTTCAAGGAAAATTAAAATCTTGTGGATGTTATGCCCATGACTTGCATGTTGCACAGCTTGAAAAACATGGGATAACGACCGGCGGAAAACCCAGAACTTTTGTTATATGGAATGGGATGAAAGCCAGATGTTTGAATCCGAAAGCAGTTTCTTATAAAAATTACGGTGGCAGAGGAATAAAAATCTGTGATGACTGGCTTACCTTTGCTAATTTCCATAATTGGGCTGTAAATAACAGATACCAAGATGGGTTAGAACTGGATAGGATAAACAACGACATGGACTATTGCCCAGAAAATTGCAGATGGGTATCTAAGGCTTTCAACCTTGGGCATCAAAGAAAAACACGATTCATCGAAGTATGCTCAGTAAAGTTGAACGTAACAACTTGGTGCAAAGAAGTTGGATTATCCAAAACGAAAGCTTATAAACTTCTGCATATTGGAGAAGACGCTTTTCGCGAAGAAGTTAAGAAAAGAATTGTTGAAGGCAAAGGCCCGCAGTACTTTATCAACAAGTTCTGCGGGGCGTGATGGTGATGGAAGATAAAAATATGACGACCTGCCCGCATTGTGGGAAAGTCGTCAAAAAAGGAAACTTTTGCAGTAAATGTGGCAAGAAGCTGGCTAAGATATGTGACTGCTGGCTGATGAAGCGCCCATATCATTGCAACTTTCAGAAGTGCCCTGATATGTCAGCCTTTACTTTACTGCTTCTGCATATTCAGCAAGACCAAAAGCGTAGGAAATACGTTTTTCTTGCACCAATCCTTGAAGCAATCAACAGCAAGTCCTTGAAGACCGTCAAGAAACTTAGCGTAGACCAGCGCAGCATAACGAGACTGGGGAGTTTCAACAATGATGTCTGGTATAAAATCTACTAACTGTATAACACGAAGAATACCAAGAAAAGAGGGTTCAATCATGGCAAGAACGATTAAAAAAGCTGCTCCGAAAGAGCGCAGAGAGATTCCGCGCAGAATGCTTTACCCAACTGGCGAAGCTGCATACCTGCTTTGCTGTTCCGCAGCATTCGTCAGAGAAGAGATGGACGCGGGCCGTCTGAAGTATGTAGTCCGTAACAGCCGCCGCTTTGTTCCGGCATTTGCAATTGACGATTATTTGCACGAAATGTGTTCGGGAGAGTGATTAGCATGAAAAAAATCTTAATCGCAATGCTCGCAGCCTGCTGCGTTTGGGCTGCATGGGACGCAACACGCCCGGTTGATAATTATGTTGTCAAGACCGTTGCCGGAGAGGGCGATACGCTCTGGCATTTGGTGGGCTCTGTAATGGAGCACGAGGGCGACAGCAGAGATATTCGCGAGGTCATCTTTTATACAAAGAAAATCAGCAACTTGAAGGGTGACCTTCAGCCGGGGGACATCGTGCTGATTCCCATTGAGGTGCGCAGATGAACGAAAGAGATTATGACGGCCTGACAATGGACTACTTCCAAAATCAGCTGCTTGCAAAAGGCATCACTAAAGAAATGTTTAACATGGACCAGTTCGCCGGCCTTACCACCCGGGAGCTGCAGAACATCGTGAATAACGTAAGTTTAAAGGAGGCATAGCATGAAACTGTTTGATATAGACGAAAGACTGGCGGCCTGCGTAAAGTTGGACGAAAGCCGTGTCGTAGATACCGAAAGCGGTGAAATCATTGACCTTGAAGCAATCGCAGCTCTGGAAATGGAGCGCGACAAGAAGATTGAGAACCTGGGCTGCTGGTATAAAAACCTGTTAGCGGAGGCAGAAGCTTTGAAAGCGCAGAAGAACGCTTTTGCAGAACGTGAAAAGGCTAAGAAGGCCAAGGCGGAAAGCCTTAGAGGCTTTTTGAGCCGCTATCTGAACGGCAAAAAGTTTGAAAGTGCGAAGGTGGCCATGAGCTTCCGTAAAAGTGAAGCGGTAGAGTTTGACGCAAAGTGCATCGGCGATGTTCCGGAAGAATTCCTGAAATTCAAAGATCCGGAGCTGGACAAGGTTGCAGTCAAAAAGGCTATCAAGGCCGGTGAAACTGTACCGGGCTGCGAGCTGGTAGCGCGCCAGAACCTGCAGATTAAATAAGGCGGTACTGATCATGGGCATTTATGAAAAGCTGCTGACATTGCAGGCAAAATTGAAAGTACCTAAAGGGCAGTACAGCGACTTCGGCGGGTACTATTACCGCAGCTGTGAAGATATTACAGAAGCGGCAAAGCCTCTGCTGGTAGAAGTAAAAGCTGTGTTGCTGCTGACGGATGAAATCGTTGTCATTGGCAATCGTACATATGTGAAGGCTGTAGCTAAGTTGATTGATACTGAAAGTGATGGTGTTGTGGAAGTTGATGGTTATGCTCGCGAAGACGAATCACAAAAAGGTAAGGATGTAGCGCAGATTACAGGAAGTTGTAGCAGCTATGCACGTAAATATGCGCTTAATGGGCTGTTTGCGCTGGACGACGCAAAGGACGCGGACGCACTGCCACCGGTGCAGCAACCAGCAGAAAAGCCTGCTGGAAGTCAGAAGCCAGCTAACAACGCTAAGCGGCAGCCTACGGCAAAGCCAGCGGAAAAAGTCACTAGCTACCAGATGGGGCAGCTGCAAGCGTTGGCAAAGCAAAAGGGCGTTGCTGTTGATAGCGTCGTTGCAGGTTACAAGATTAATAACCTGCAAGACATGGATACAAAACAATGGGCGCAGGCTATGAACAGCCTAAGAAAGCGGGCGGACGCATGAGAAAAAGTATATTGCAGGACAGAAAAGAATGCTTCTGCTGCGGTACTACGTTGAACCTGGAACGCCACCATGTAATTCATGGTACGGCGGGGCGCAAGATAGCAGACCGCTTAGGCCTTACTATCTGGCTGTGCGTTGAGCATCATCGGGGGGCGTACAGCCCCCACCAGCGCCGTGACGTAGACCTGCGCTATAAGCGGTTCGCACAATCGTGCTACATGGACCGGTACGGCACCCAAAGCGGTTATGCTTTGTGGATGGCGGAAGTTGGCAAGAACTATTTGTAAGGGGGGTGAAGCTATGAAAAGCCAAGATTATTCTAAAATCAAAACCTATTACCACGGAGCTTTGAGCTTTGCTTACCGCTGCTCTTACTGCATGCACAGCAACGACGGCACGCCGGGAAAAATCTGCAAGGGATGCGGCAGAATTTTACTTGAAAAGAGCAACAAAGATGAAAGCACAGATTAAACATATAGCTGACGTGGCCTGTATGGGCTCTACAATAGAGTTTACGGTGGTGCTTGATAGTTTGTATAGGCAGGATGTTTTTGAAGTCCTGAACGCGATGCAGGGTGACAAGAAGCCATATACGATAACCATTGACCGCCAGAAGCGTAAGCGTAGCCTGAACGCCAATAACTACATGTGGCAGCTGTGCCAGAAAATCGCGGAAAAAGTCGGGGCAACGAAAGAAACAGTGTACCGCAAAAACATTCGAGAAGTCGGGAGTTTTGAAACAGTGGAGCTGATCAGCGCGGGCGCAGCGCGTTTTATACGCAGATGGCAGGCTAACGGGCTGGGCTGGATAGCAGAACCGCTAAGCGAGCGGAACGGCTACACGACAATAATTGCTTACTATGGTAGCAGCAGTTACAGCACCGCCGAAATGTCCAGGCTGGTTGAAGCTGTGGTTGAGGAAGCAAAGGCCTTGGGCATTGAAACTATGACACCTTTAGAACTTGACCGCCTGAAAGCGGCATGGAAAGGGGGCTGATAAAGTGGCGGACGTGAAATGGATAAAGATTGCTGTTGATATGTTCGACAACCGCAAGATTAAGCAGATTGGCAGCATGCCGGAGGGCGACAGCCTTCTGCTGATGTGGGTGCAACTGCTCTGCCTTGCCGGTAATGTCAACGATGGCGGCTTTATCTATCTGACAAAGGAAATCCCATATACGGACGAAATGCTGGCCACGCAGTTTAACAAGCCTATATCGACTGTAAGGCTTGCGCTGAAGACCTTTGAACAGTTTGGGATGATAGAGATTATCAACAACATGATTTTTCTGTCAAGCTGGGAGAAGTACCAGAGCACAGACAGGCTGGCGACGATAAGAGAAAAAGACAGGGAACGCAAGCGAAGAAAAAGGGAAGCTGAAAAGCTTTTGCCTCAAAATTCCATGGAAATTCCGCGGACATCCATGGACGTTCCACGCATAGATATAGAAGGAGATATAGATATAGATATAGATAAGAATAAGAGTATATCTAAAAAATCCCCCCGCCATAAACACGGCGAATATCAAAACGTGCTGCTGTCAGATGATGATCTGGAGAAGCTGAAGGCAGAGTTCCCTGCTGATTGGGACCAGCGTATACAGCGCTTGTCTGAATATATGGCTTCCAGCGGCAAGAGCTATAAAAACCACCTTGCTACTATCCGTAATTGGGCAAGGCGCGACAAACCGGCTGCAAAGGCAGCTGCAAAGTCTGCGGGCGAGCAGGATATGACTGATTTGGACAAATATTTTTAGGAAGGTGATAACGTGGAAGGATTACAAGAAATCATAGCGACGTTGGAGCGGAAGACAGCAGCCAACGTGCCTAAAGACTCAGCTGACTATATAGAAAACGGCCTGCTGTATTGCGGTAAGTGCCATACGCCGAAAGAGTTCCGCGGCAGTTTCCTTGGCATGGTCAAGGTAGTGCCGTGCCTCTGCCGGTGCAGGTCCGAAAAATTGGCGGCAGAAGAACAGCAGCGCAAAGCTGAAAAGCGGCAGGCGCGTATCAGGCAGCATCGCCGTGCCAGCTTTCTTGAAAGCGATATGCAGAATTGGAACTTTGCAGCTGATGACGGTGCGGACCCGCGCATAATGAGAGCTGCTAAAAACTACGTTGGCAACTTTACGCAGTTCCGGGAGCAGGGCAAAGGCCTGCTGCTGTATGGTGGCGTGGGAACCGGCAAGACTTTTGCTGCAGCCTGCATCGCCAATGCCCTGATAGATTCCGGCAGAACCTGCCTGATGACCAACTTTGCGCGGGTGCTGAATACCTTGTGGAGCATCGAGGAAAAGCAAGCCTATATCGACAGCTTCAATCAGTTCGACCTGCTGGTTCTGGATGATTTGGGAGCCGAACGCCGTAGCGAATACGCTCAGGAGCAGGTGTTCAACGTGATTGATGCACGTTACCGGGCTAAGCTGCCGATGATCATCACAACCAACCTGAGCATCGACGAAATCAAAAAGCCCGACAGCATCGGTAACAGCCGTATCTATGACAGAGTGCTGGAGATGTGCCATCCGGTAGAAGTAACCGGCAAGAGCCGTCGCCGCCAGAAGGTGGCAGCTGATTTCAGAAGCATGAATGAGCTTTTGGGGCTGTAGGGAGGCAGAAAAATGAGTGCAAAAGTAGATTTAACAGGGCAACGTTTTGGGCGGCTGATAGTTATCAAAGAATTGCCCCGCAAGACAGCACTAAAGAAAACCCCTCTATGGCTGTGCCAATGTGACTGTGGTAACACCTGCGAAGCTTATAGTGATAGTTTGCGTGGTGGTAAAAAGAGTTGTGGTTGCATTTTGAAGGAGCGCCGCAGGGCAGCAGAAGCTAAAAGGGCGGAGGGTGAAGCGATTAGAGCGAAAAACAAGGCACTGCTGGCGTTGAAGTGTCTTTTTCCTGCTAATTGTTGTTATAAAAGCAGGCATGGGATGTGCTGTTTAGATTGCTATGAGCGTGAAACTTGTGAAGATAGGTGCTGGAACACGCCAACGAAATGTGGCTATAGCAGACTGAGGGAGGTGGAGCATGGAGTGGAATGAAGAATTAGAGAAAAAACTGCAACGCCGTGGCGAAATCTGGCACGCGGAAAAACTTGCATCACGTCTTATATTCGACGGCCGCCGTGCTCTTGAACACTATACTGCAGATGAAATGCGTGCGAAATTTGAACCTATAGCAAAGCAGTACAGAAAGAGCGGGCGTATGTGCCTGGATTCTGATGCTTTGGTGATGTACTGCAAGGAGCAGGGATATAAATGGGAATGGTACCCACCTAGTCCATTGGGAGAGTATTGGTTCGTGCTGCCGAAAGAGGATTTATTTTAGGAGGTGTGTATAACATGAGCAGATTGATGCCAAAGGAAGTAAATAAAGAGCAGATGAAGCGCATCCAAGATTTAAACACGGCTGCCAGATACCTTGAATACAGAATCAACGAGCTGTGTCCTAAAGGCAGAGAAAGAAAAATCGCCTTACAATGGCTTGAAGAAGTTGTCATGTGGGCCAATAAAGCGATTGCTCGTGAAGAATTGTCTTAGAGGTGAGCAGATGAAACGTAAATGCCAAGTGTGCGGGCAGGAGAACGGCAGCTGTAACCGCTACTACTTCAGCCCTGCTGACATTATCACCATCTGCCCTGCATGCCTTGCCTTCAGCTGCGACGATAAAGCAAAGATTGCAAGGCGGGCGCATAAAGCCGGCAGACTGGTAAAGGAAGAGGTGAGCAAGAAAAGATGGTAGGCAAATCACCCTGCAGAGGATGCGAAGTAAGAAAAATAGGCTGCCATGCTATCTGTAACGCATTTAGCGAATGGAAAACCGAGCAATACAAATTGCTGGAAGCGAAACGGCAGGCCAACTTGAAAAATTTAGCGACAGCCGGAACTGCCGCAAGACATGAGAAATGGATAAGGGGGCATAAATAATGACTGACAATGTAAACCATCCCAAGCACTAAACCCAAGGCGGTGTTGAGTGCATCGACGCACTGGCGGCGGCTACAATTAATCTGAAAGGCCTTGATGCTGTTTGTATCGCTAATGCCATCAAATATCTGTGGCGCTGGGGCCAGAAGAATGGCGTTGAGGACCTGAAAAAAGCCCGCTGGTATATCGACAAACTGGTTAAAGAAAATGAAGTCGTTGAGGATAAAACCCAAGCGGAGGAAAAACAGTTCTTTATGACGGCGGTACATTACAATCTGAATATGTGGCGTGATAGTGGTGATGTTGATTATCTGTATAAGGCCATCGCCTATATCAAAGCCCAAATCGGTGTAGAAGAAAAGGAGGCTTAGCCGGAGCTGATGATGGATATACCGTTTACTGAGTTAATCTACAATGCAGCAGGAACCATCTGCCTGGCGCTTGTCATTGTACTGGCGCTGCGGCTGGTGCTGAAAGGAGAGAATGAGAATGAATAGAATTATGTTGTTAGGCCGTTTGACCAAAGATCCCGAAATCAGATATACCCCTAGCGGTGCCTGCGTAGCACAGTTTACGCTGGCTGTTGACCGCCCCTACACTAAAGACGGCAGCCGTGAAGCGGACTTTATCCCTTGCGTAACGTGGGGAAAGACGTCAGAAACAATCGGCAACTACGTGCATAAGGGACAACGTCTGTTGGTAGAAGGCCGCTTGCAAATCCGCAGCTATGATGCCAAAGACGGAAGCAAGCGCTGGGTGACTGAAGTAATCGTCAACCATGCCGAATTCATCGAGCGCAAGGAGCAGACATCACAGCAGCCGGCGCCGCAGAGCATGGAAAGTTTCGGCCAGCAGGTGCCTTTTGACGAAGAGATTCTGTTTTAGGGGGTGTGCAGAATGGGAACCAGCTCAGGTGAAATTTGTGTGTGGTGCGATAAAGAAAAGGCTGTATCGAGTATTTTCGACAACGGTCGACCCGTTTACTGTGAAAAATGCCAGCGTGAGCTGTTAAAAGAATTTGGCACGCCGGAAGCGTTGGCTGAATGGGAAAGGACGCGCAAGCAGCAATGAAATACCATAACAAAAAAGTTGAATGTGATGGCATCGTCTTTGACAGCATCAAAGAAAAAAATTATTATTGCGAACTGAAAGTGCTGCGCATGGCGGGCGAGGTTGTAGAATTTGAACGTCAGGTAACGTTCGAGTTGCAACCTAAATTCAAACATGCCGGCAAAACCGAAAGAGCAATAAAGTACATTGCTGATTTTGTCGTCAAATATAAAGATGGGCGCACAGTAGTGGTTGACACTAAGGGCTTTAGAACAAAGGACTATTTGCTGAAGCGGAAAATGCTGCTGTATAAGTATCCAGGTATCTTGTTTGAAGAAGTGTAAAGGATTGAAAAAAATGAAAGAGAAAAAACTTTATACATGTGAATTTTGTCACACAGACTATGCTGAAAAATTCGCATGTAAACAGTGTGAACAAAACCATAAAACGAATTTGGCTATTAAAGGCATGAGATTTAAGCCGATTACGGTTGACAAGTCGGGCTTCCCTATTAGCATTACGGTTGTTACGGATAAGGGATTAGAAAAAGTGTATCATTGCTAAGGGGCGCGTAATGAATAGAAAAACCGACGAAGAAATAATTAAAGATAAAATCGGCTATTGGTGCAAAAGCTTAAAGCATTGGTGGAAAGCATACAGAAAATGCCGCTGTTCTCTTTATAAATATTTTCTGCTGGAATCAGTACGCAAGGTACGAGAATGGCGTGGAAAACTAGAAAAGAAGGTGAAAACTTGATAACAAAATATGATCTGCGTAAATGTAAGCATCTAAAAATGGAGATAATGGATTTGCAGGACCAGGTGAACGAGCTTACCAACATGATGACATCGCCAAGGATTTCGCAATTAACAGGGATGCCCGGTGGCGGCAATAGCGGTCGTGACAATGTAACCAATGCCATTGCCAAGGCTGATAAACTGCGCAGTCTGTATTACGAAAAGTTTGGCGCGTTGGTAGGTTTGCAGATGGATATTGAAAAGGCCATTGAAACGCTGCCTGCTGAAGACCAAATGATGCTGAGAATGTATTATTTCAGCAACTACACGTGGGAAGAAGTGGCTGTACGCATGGGAATCAATTGGCGCAGCGTGCACCGCCGTCATGCAGCTATCTTGGAAAGGCTGGCGCATGATGAAGAAGAAAAGAAAGAAACTGAACCTGAAAATCAATGACTGCTGCGGCAGGCAGCCAAGGTGTGCATTTAATAAGCAAGGTGTTTTAGGGATTTACTGCCCATGCTGTAAAAGATTTGAGCTGGCGAGAGACGGGGAATTTTTCCTTGAAATAGTTCAAAGATGGAATAAAAAATCGTAAAAATATATGTTGTGACATTGTTTGACAGTATCCGATGATGATATAATTATAATAAGCGGAGAAGAAAACAAGAGACGCAAGGGAGTGAAGCCCTACTGCTGTAATGGCGGTGGGGCTTTTACTATGCCTTGGTAAGGGAGGTGGCACAGTGATGACGAAAAATGAAATATTTTTAACAATAGCTGCTGTGCTTGCCTTTGCCGGTGGTTTCGCTCTGCGCGGCGTTCTGCATACCTGCTCGGTGGCTGATAAAAAAGTAGTTACCCAGGTTGAATACCGGGACAAGGTGAAAACGGAAATCGCTTATGTGCCTAAAGAAACTGTTATATATACAGCTGCTGATGGCAGCACTAAAAGCGAACCGGAGAAAACGGATATTGAGGTGAAGCTCAATAAGCCGGTGCTGAATGTTAAGGTTAATGACAAGGACTTCTCTGTGACCAAAGCAGAGAATGAACAGTACCTGTTTGACAAGAATAAACTGACGCTGACGCAGACCAGCAGCACGGATTTTAATATAAAGATACCGGTAGTGGATAAAACGCGGCGCTGGGGCATTGGTGCTGGCATCTCTAAAGATGGCGCGGTAGGTGTTATTAACTTCCCGCTGAAAGGCAATGCTGGTGGTTGGGTAGCCGGCAGAGCTGATAACGTTATGGGTGGCGTTATGGTAAGATTTTAAAGATACCCGGGTGCAGGGGCAAGGTTCCCGAATGGGAGTAGATGCAAGTTGCGAATAGGACACATTGCAAATATTCGCAGCGCAGCATAGCTGGCGTCAAGAATCCCTTTACCCCCTGCTTTTATATGCGTAGGTGAGCCGAGTAGCGAAGGCAGCGGACTGTAAATCCGTGACGTAAGATACAACGCTGGTGCAATTCCAGCCCTACGCACCAATAAGAATAACGAAAAGCCTGCGGGCGAAGTAGTGAGGGGCAGAAGCTGCGGTGACTGCCTTTATATATTTTCTGCCTTTGCCGGGCGTGGTTTTTGTTGAGTTTTTACCACGCCGGAACAGACTAATCACCTCCTTTTCCAGACGCAAGGACACCGCACTGCAATGCGGCGCGTCCGGCAAGGGTAGAAGAATTTGAGGTATATCATGGAGCACAGTAAAAAGTATAGGCTGATGGCTAATAAGCTGATACGCACTTTGCCGGAGTTTGCGGATATAAAGGCTGCTAAAGTAAAAATAGCCTACTTATCCAGCCTGGAAGAGAAGAAGCGCAATAAGCGGACGATATTTGCGGATTGTAACTTAGTGAGCGACCGCTACAGCTGGTGCTGCCCATATGATTTTTTTATTGTGGTTTATGAACCGAATGTAGTTGGCTTTAGCGAAAAGCAGCTGGAAACATTGCTGAGGCATGAGCTGCATCATGTTGGCATTGATTTTGAGAAAGACGAAACAGGCTTCTACGTTGTACCGCATGATGTGGAAGAGTTTTGGAATATTATTGATGATGTGGGATTAAGGTGGTGTGAGATGGATGCCTACAAAGAAACAACTGGATAATTTGAAGAATGGAAAAGCCACAAGGTTTCGAAGCGGCGAGGAAGCGGCGAGAAATGGCAAAAAAGGCGGGCAGGCATCCGGTGAAGCACGCCGCCGCTTGAAGTCGTTCCGCGAGCTGGACGCTGACTTCACGACCGACGATGAGCGCAAGGAGATGCTGGACGCGCTGAAGCTGAAGGCTAAGCGTGGCAACATCAAGGCTTTTGAAATTTATCGCGATACCGTAGGCCTGAAGCCTAAAGAAAATGTGGAAATCTCCGGTGAGCTTGCTAATCCGTTTGCAGGGCTGACGGATGCAGAACTGAAAAAGCTGGCTGGTATGGATGGATAAGCAGCTTATAACATTTGGAGCAAAGATAGAACTTGCAAGACGCAGGTTCTTTTTTTACGCCCAGCTGAAGAACCCGGACTTCTACCGGAGCGACCGCAAGTATCTGCAGGAGCTGTGCGATACCTTGCAATGGTTCCTAACCTCAGATAAGAAGATACTTGTGCTGAACATGCCTCCGCGTCATGGCAAGAGCTACACTGCCAGCAACTTCGTGGAATGGGCGCTGGGCAGGGATAACACCTTGCAGGTTATGATTGGCTCTTATAACGAAACACTGTCGACGCGCTTCAGTAAGAACGTGCGTGACAGCATCAGCGAGGCTAAGGCGGATATTTATAAGCCGGTCTATAGTGATGTATTCCCCGCCACCAAAATTAAGCGTGGCGACGGCGCTATGAATCTGTGGAGCCTTGAAGGACAGCAGACAAGTTATCTTGCTACATCGCCAACCGGTACAGCGACAGGCTTCGGCTGCAGGCTGATGATCATAGACGATTTAATCAAGAACGCGGAAGAAGCCTATAACGAAAATGTCAAAGAAAAACATTGGGACTGGTTCACCAATACTATGCTGTCACGTGGCGAGGGCAATTATAAAATCATCGTCATTATGACGCGTTGGGCTAGTGATGATTTGGCTGGCAAGGTGCTGGAATATTATCCGGCAGAAAAAATCGTGCATATCAACATGAAGGCAGTGCAGGATGACGGCAGCATGCTTTGTGATGGCGTGCTGGATGCTGAAAGCTGCATGGAGAAGAGGCAGCTTATGGGGCTTGATATATGGAGTGCCAACTACCAGCAGGAGCCGATAGACATCAAGGGCAGGCTGTACAGTAGCTTCAAGACCTATGACGGCGCGCTGCCTGCCTTCAAGCAGATTCGTGCTTATACTGATACGGCTGATACAGGTGCCGATTACCTTTGCTGCATTATTTATGGGCGCACCTTTGCGGATGAAGCGTATGTGCTTGACGTTTTATACACGAAAGAGCCTATGGAAGTAACTGAACCGGCAACGGCGAGGGCTCTGGAACGCAACAGCACGAATGTGGCACGCTTCGAAAGCAACAATGGCGGGCGTGGATTCGCCAGGAACGTGAAGAAGCTGCTGCATAGCAACCATACAACCATTGAAACCTTTACGCAGCACAAGAACAAGGCTGCAAGAATCTTGTCTAATGCTACGTGGTGTATGGAGCATATTTATTTCCCAAGCGATTGGAAGAACCGCTGGCCGGAGTTTTATGCAGCACTGAGCAAGTACCAGAAGGAAGGCAAGAACACACACGATGATGCTCCGGATGCTTTGACCGGCGTGTGTGAGGACATCGTGGAGGTGGCAAGGCCTAAACCGATGCGTGTCAACTATTAGAGAGGTGAAAAAATGCGTAATGATAAACATGGATTATACAAAATGCTGGAAGATGGCTATGAAGGCTGCGGAGGCTTTCTTGACGGCAGCTATTTAACCCAGCACCCGCGTGAGGATGCAGGAAAGTACGGCATGAGGCGCGAGCTGGCGTACTACCTTAACTATCTGGCACCCTGCGTTAATGCTCATGTAGCGCCAATCTTCAAAACGTTGGCAGTGCGTGACTGGAGCGGCGCAGGCTCGGAGCTGTGGGAAACCTTCAGTAAGGATGTTGACTTCTTGGGCACCAGCATCCAGAACCTTATGAAGCAGGCTGCCTGCAGTGCGAAGCTGCAGGGCGTCGCTTATATCGTCATGGATAAGGCGCAGGGCGATACTGAAGATATGCGTGTGGCAGACCTGGAAGCGGACCGCAATAACCTGCCTTATGCTTTTGTGGTTAATCTTAATGCTGTAAAGGAAATCTGTCAGGATAAGCTGGGACGTATCACAAAGTTTGTTTTCGTAGAGCCTGATGCATACCAGGAACAGACGATGGCGACACGAACGCTGACGGCAGAAGGCTGGGAGCTTATCGACAGCAAAGGCAAGCACAGCGGAACCTGGAATCTTGGGCGCGTACCGGTTATTCCTCTGGTTAGCAAAGTGAGGAATAGTCATAATCCTTTCCCGCCTAGTGAATTCCTCAGCGTAGCTAAAACGAACCTTGCTATCTACAATATGTGCAGCTGGTTGGCTGACATCCTGGTAAATCAGACCTTCAGCGTACTGTGTTACCCTTCGAGTGACCCGGACAGCATCAATATCGGCACCAACAATGCGTTGGGATATCCTCCGGAGAGCAGCCACGCACCTGCGTTCATCGCTCCGCCTGACGGTCCTGCAACGGTGCTGGCAGCGCAGATTGCTACGCTGCAGCAGGAGATTTACCGCATGGCCGTTGTTGTCAACGTAACAGGCTCCAGCAAGCAGCAGAGCGGGCAGGCGAAAGCGTGGGATTATGAGGCAACCAATCAGATTCTATCCGATTTTGCAGACCTCGTGGAAGCAGCGGAAGAGAATCTGGCAAGGCTGTTCAGTATCTGGACCGGCGTGCCGCTGGAATACAGTGTGAACTACCCGAATGACTTCAAAATCAGTGAGGTTGAGCAGGAGCTTGCTAATGCTGAAATTGCTAAAGGCTTGAACTTTGGCGATGAATTTAACATGGAAGTATTCAAGCGCGTTCTTACCAGCTATCTGCCGGAGCTTAAGGCTGATGACTTTGACGCACTGGTGAAGACCTACGAAGAGCACTTGGAGCAGGAAAAGCTGGATTATAGCCATGCTTTTGGTGATAATGGCGGTGGCGATGATGGCGACAACGGACAGACTGGCGCAGCTGATTAACAAACTGAATAAGAGCTGGCGTAAGGATGCTAAAAAAGCAGTCAAGTATCTGATGAGGCTTTTGGCTGAGGGTGTAAAAACAGAAGCTGCCATTACTAAAGTACAGCAGCGCTATCCTAACCTGTCTACGCTTCCTGAGCTTCAACCGGCGCTTGTAGAAGCTGCTGCTTATGCCTATGGCATTGTACCTAGCGTATTGACTACGGCACAGGTCAAGCTGATGGGTGAGCAGTTGGCCAGTAAATGGGATGAAAGCGGCATGACGCTATCCGAAAAGCTGCATGGCGTAGGCGTGAAAATGCGTGATGCCATTGTAAGCACCCTGCAGGAGCAGATGCGCCGGAACAAGACCTGGACTGAGGCTGCAAGGGCGTTGTATGACGGATATGGCGATGATGGTCAGAACGTATATAACGATGGCAAGGATATTATCAGCAGGCAGGAGCTGCCGAAATATCTGCAGAAGGTAAGGGTGGCTACAGGCAACGACCTGCAGGCATTGGCTGAGCAAAGGCAGGCCATTGACAACATCAATCGTCTGGCCAAAAATGGCGCACCCAACAAAGCACTGCAGGCAGCCTATAATGAATTGCTGGAAGCAGTGCAAAAAGGCAATGAAAAGGCTATTGAAAAGGCCGTGGAAGTTGCTGTCAACGAAAAATCCCGCTATGTTGCCGAACGTATCACCCGAACCGAGATGGCGAGGGCATGGGCTGATGGTTTTGTAGCTAAGATGAAAACAGACGCTGATGTTGTGGCTGTGAAATTCAAATTAAGCAGCCGTCACCCTGTTTTTGATATCTGCGATATGTACGCCAAAGCTGATATGTATGGCTTGGGTGCAGGCATATATCCCAAGGATAAGCTGCCACCTTTACCGGTACACCCGCATTGCTTATGCCGGTACGTGGAAGTCATTGAAGGCGAAGTTGATATGCAGCAGCAACGCGATCAGGTGCGGGAAGCAGGCGACAAATGGCTGAATAGCTTGCCGGAATCACGTAGGGCGCAGGTGCTGGGGCGTAAAGGCTTGAAGGCTTGGGAAGATGGTGAAGACTGGCGCAAGCATATGCGTGGGTATGCTGGGATGCGGGAAGTAAAAGGCAGACTGAGCGATTTGCCTACTGGTGCTATATCTGGTGCTTTGAATGACAAGAACGATCCAGATTTTACTAGACGTTATAAGCATGCTGAAAAATATTATGAAGCACGGCGTAAGAATGGTATATATGCTTTTGTTAATAAAATACACAAAAATACAGGGTATCCTAAAAAGCGTCTTGAAAGTATTTATAAACATGTATTTATAAATGAGTACGATTTATCTGATGGACATCATAGATTTTATCCTGATTACGATATGGCACAGTCTTTTCAAAGGCTGTTGGAAGGGAAAAATATACAGGAGCATGATATAGTAATGCTAAAACATGAACATTTAGAATTTGCTATCATGCGTAAAATGGGTTATAATTATGATAAAGCACATAATTTGACTAATACAAAGTATAATTATACTAAAGCTGTATTAGAATGGAGTAAGCAAAATGTTGACGCTTGAACTGTTAGAAGTGACAAAAGAATATGTACAGTATAAATTTTATCCCGAAGGTATAACTGATACATTTGGTATTGTACAGGTTAATCTAAATGATTTTAGCAGAGTTTTAGTTAAAGATGTTGATGGAGTTTCGAGTGGATATAAGGGACAAGCTTGGGCACAAGTAGAGCGTCTAGCTCGTAAGGGAACCTTTCCTGAAAAAAGCGGTGCTGCGTGGGGCTAATAAGATGCAATTGATTGAAAACTATTGATTAGTAAGCAGATTTTGAGTGAAAACTCAGAGTCTGCTTTTTTATTGGAGGTGTAGCATGTTAAAAACAACTTTAGGTATAGTTCAAGCGGGGTTAATTCTGGGCAAGCTGTTTGGCTCGTTGGATTTACCGTGGGTTTGGGTATTCACCCCGTTATATATCGTAATATTGCTTGTAGCTGCCGTTTTTGGATTAGTTTATTTAGCAGACAGGCAGCAATATCGTAAATTATTAAAATAACATCGTTAATCAAGCACGTGTAACAGCGTGCTTTTTTATTGCCCAGGAGAGGGCGCAATATAGGGCGGAGACCCATGATATGGAGGTATCAGAAATGGAAATGAAACAGGTTTACGAAGCACTGGAAAAAGTTGAGAACGGTGCTGACCTCATCGCTGCTATCAAGGGCGAAATCAACACTCTCAACAACGAAGCTAAGAAGCACCGCACGGCAGGAGAGCAGAGTGCGACAAAGCTGAAAAGCATCTTGGAGGCTGTTGGTTTGGTCGATGGTGACGATGTGGTAGACAAAGCCAAGGGACTTAAGACTACATTAGACCAATTTGCCCAGGGCGGCAAAAAGCCTGATGAGGTCGCAAAGCAGATTGCTGACTTAACCGCACAGGTTGGCAAGGTCACTAAGCAGCTGGCTGATATGACCGAAACCGCGAAGGCAGAAAAGACCAAGCGTCTTGACGGCATGAAGATGGCTAAGGCTGTTGAGCTGCTGACCAAGGGCAACGCTGCGAGCCCGCAGAACATGGCTAAGCTGCTGGAAGGCAGTATCGTTGTCAAAGACGATGAAAGCCTTGCCTATACCGGCAGTGATGGCAAAGAAATCAGCCTGGAAGATGGTGTTAATGGCTGGCTGAAGGAGAACAGCTGGGCAGTTAAGGCTAACGGTGCAGGCGGTGGCGGCAGCAATGGCGGTGGCAGCGGTACTGATGATCCGTTCCTCAGTGGCTTTAATTCTTAATGACGAAAGAGAGGATTTTTTATTATGGCTATTAACTATGCAGACAAATATAGCGCAAAAATTGACGAGCGCTTCAAGACCGGTGCGCTGACTGCTCCGGCAATCAACAACGATTATGATTTCACCGGCGTGCAGACTGTAAAGGTTTATTCTGTTCCTACCGCAGGCATGAATGATTACACTTCTACCGGCGCAAACCGTTATGGCACCCCGGCAGAGCTGGAGGATTCCGTACAGGAGCTGACCTTGACTAAGGACCGTTCCTTCACCTTCACCATCGACAAAAGCAACTATCAGGATACCGGTATGTTGAAAGAGGCCGGTGCAGCATTACAGCGTCAGATTGACGAGGTAATTATTCCGGAGCTGGATATTTATCGTCTGGCACAAATCGCTGCAGGCGCTAAGAACAGCGCAACCGCTGCAGTTACCAAGGCTAACGCTTACAGCGCCTTCCTGGACGGCACCGAAAAGCTGACCGACGAGAAAGCGCCTTTAGGTAATCGTATCGCTTATGTGGCTGCGTCTTACTTCAAGCTGCTGAAGCAGGATGAATCCTTCATCAAGGCTTCTGACCTGGCACAAAATATGCTGGTAAAAGGTCAGGTTGGTATGGTAGACGGCATTCCTATTATCGTTGTACCTGCATCCTACATGCCGGCGAAAACCGCATTTATCATCACTAATCCTATCGCCTGCTGTGCTCCTGTTAAGCTGGCAGATTATAAGATTCATGACAACCCGCCTGGTATCAACGGCTGGTTAGTTGAAGGTCGTGTGCGCTATGATGCATTCGTTCTGGAAAACAAGAAAGGTGCTATCTACGTACATAAGACTGCTGCTGAATAATGAGAAGCGTAGAGATTACGCGCGAATTTGATAAGCTGGTGCGTGCTTTCGAGGCCGCACCAGAAAAGACGCGCGACATGGTACGCAGGCAGGTGAAGATGGCCGTCAGAGATGTCAGGGAATATGCGCGCGATCATCATCGTTTCGTTACCAGAAGCGGTATGACTGAAAAAAGCATTATGAGCCTGGCTAAAGACAACCAAGGTACTGTTATGCTTACAAACAACATAGCGCGATGGCAGCATGAAGGCACTAAGCCCTATGTGATTGTACCACGCATTAAAAAGGTGCTGCGCTTTGCCGTAAACAAGGAATTTGTATTCAGCAAGCGTGTGCGTCACCCTGGCATAAAGGCGGACCCTTTTCTTTATACGGCAGCTGATGTTATGCAGCCGACGATAGAAGCGCGTTTTAAGGCAGCACTTGATAATTTAGTGGAGGACTTGTAATGGAGTTTATTACACTTGATAACATTACAGACAGCATTCTGCTTGTCACGCAAGAAGATGTTGATGAAGCAAATGCATATCTGGAGAGCATAGCGGCGCGCTACGGCGTGGCACAGATGCAAGAGCCTATAAGTCATAACGTGAAGCGTTTGGGCGTTGCCTACGCCTGTTATATGCGTGCCGTGGCCAGTGTTGGCACAGATGCGAGCGTGACTTTTGACGGAAGCAGGCATGATGATGTATTTGCACAGAAGGCCGAACTGTACGGTAAGGAAGTAAAGATGCTGGCTGGCATGATTAACGCAAATGATTTTACGGGTGCAGGTGGTACTAGCCGTGCTACCATTAGCCTTATGAGAGGTTAACCGATGAGCAGAGCGAGAGAAGTTACAAATGCACTTGCTGACATTATCAAGGAAGCAGTGCCGGGCGTAAAGTGGAACGTTAATATCGTAGGTGCTGCTGCTGGCAAAGGTGTTGAGGGTACAATTTCTTGCGATGAGGTTACCTTTGAGCAGGATGCGTATGATGTATGCACAGCAACGGCAGTTTATAGCATTTATGTGCTGGATATTAACGGAATAACTGATATTGATGATTTGAGCGACACCCTGTTTGAGGTGTTGCATAATAACGATTTAGGTGGCATGATTGACAACGGCTTAGTCAAGCGTATTGTGTTTGGGGCAGTGGCCAACAATACAAAGGCGGTAGCGATGCTGTTGGAATATCAAGTCGAATATGATATGGAGGTATAACATGGTGGCTGTACGACCTAAGATGAAAAGTACCAGCGAAAAGCTGTTAGGCAAGAATGTGCTTGTGTTCCTCAATTATGGAGAGGCTGCAAGCGAAGAAAGCCCGAAGTGGACGTTGATTGGTGGCCAGCGTAGCGCAGATTATAGCGCAAGCGCTGAAGAAATTGACCTGACCGACAAGACCAGCGGTGGTTATGGTGATGCAGAAGCAGGCGTGAAGAGTACCGAGCTTACTGTAGAGCTGATTGTAAAGCCTACCGAGCCAGCAGTGAAAGAGTTATGGGCAGCGTTTGAAGCTGACGAGCCTGTACATCTGCTGAGATGGAGCAAGGGCGGCAGAAGTATTATAAACTGGTATAGCATTACTAGCATGGAAGAAACTGCAGCTCATGACGATGCAGCGATTCTGAGCGTAACTTTGAAGGGCAAAGGTGCTCCGAAGACGCAGGATGCAATGGAAGACCCGAGAGGCTAATGGTGGGGGCGGTATATTTTTATACTGCCCTTTTATTTTTTAGGAGGAATGACAAATGATTAAAAAGAGCGTAAATATTAACATTGGCGGCGAAAAGCGAGAAGCGAAATTTACCATTGGAGCGTTGGAAGAGCTGGAGGCAATGTTGCCGAGCCATAATGTTTTTTCTTTGATGCAGAAAGAGCAATGGAGCGTTACCGAGATTATTGTCTGCCTGTATTGCTCGTTGAAGGTGTATGAAAGAGGCATCAGCCGCAACAAGCTGGATAGCTGGATTGCGGATTATTGTGCCGAGGTAGAAAACGGCATGATTGACCTGCGGCTGAGAATGTTGGCGGCGTTGGGTATTTGTGGCCTGGTTGTGAGTGACAGAGGCCCGTTCGATGAGATTTTGACTGCCCTGGAAGATAAGGAAGAAGAAGCCGAGGGGAAGTAATTTCTTTTTCAGAGTGGCTTTCTAAAGTAGAGTGGATTTTCTACGCTATTCTGAAAAAGACTCCCGAAGAATGTGCATACATGACGCCGACCGATGTTATAAACATCTGGAATGGGTACAGGTGGAGACGGCAACAGCAGGAAAATATGCTGGCCGCATTGGTGACAGTATATATTGCGAATTATGCAGGCAAGTCCTCGAAAAAGACTTTGAAGTTAAAAGATATATTCAGTGATGGGCGATTTGACGGGCGAATAACCGATGATGATCGTGCATTTCTTGACGAGCTATATGGAGGGGGTGAGAGCGATGACTAAGCAAGTTAAAGTTGAGATTACTGCAGACAGTTCGAGATTTGAGCAGGCGATGCAGGGAGCGGCAAAAGCTACGAGCGATGCAGGTGCGAAGATTGACAATGCAGGCAACAAAGCTGACAATGCAGGCAAGCAGTTCGACAACATGGCCAACAAAGTAAAGGCCAGCGTAACAAAGGTCAACACTGCATGCGGTAAAGCAAGCAAGGCGCTTGACAGCGTGAACAAGTCCATAAATGCTATTGGAGCTGTGCAGGTGGGCAATTTTATTGCTGATATTGCCAAGGGAATTGTCAGCATGGGCGTATCTTGCATCAAGGCGTCAGCACAAATGCGTCAATACGAGATAGCATTTCAGACAATGCTTAAGAGTGCCAGCAAGGGCACGCAGATGATGAAAGACCTGCAGAAGTTTGCGGCTGATACTCCGTTTGACGTTCCTGGTGTTGTACAGGCAGGCCAGCAACTGATGGCGTTTGGCTTCACAGCGAAAGAGATTATCCCCACCCTGCGCACGTTGGGTGATGCTGCATCCGGTTTAGGCAAGGGAACTGCAGGTGTTCAGCAGATAGCCTATGCGATGGGACAGATTAGGACTAGCGGCACACTTAAGACGCAAGACATTATGCAGCTCACTAATGCCGGAATTGATGCTTGGGGAATGTTGGCCGAAGCATCCGGCAAGAGCATCTTAGAAATTAAAGAGATGACAGAGCGTGGCATGATTGACAGCTTGACGGCCGTAAAGGTTTTGACCGACGGCATGAATGATACCTACGGTGGCATGATGGCCAAAACTGCCGAAGAGATTACAGGCCTTTGCGCCAACATCGAAGAAACAGTAGGCATTACTGCGGCTGTGGTTGGTGATTATCTTGTAGATGGTCTTGATATTAAGGCGGTTTTAAAGAGTGTAGGCACAGAGCTGGGTAATTTCACACAGGCCTTGCAGGCTGGCAGGGATGCAGGAAAGAGCTTTACAGATGTTATCAAGGACAGCGTTCCTCCTGCCCTTGTAGCAAGCATTGCGGCGGTTGGTACAGTGCTAGGAACAGTGCTGGTTGGTGGATTGATTGCGGCTGCTGCAGCAATGGCAACGTTTATCGGTGTGAGCCTCCCCGTTATTGGTGCGTTGGGATTGGTGGGAGCTGCCATTGGTGTTGTTGTTGTGTATTGGGACGAGTTAGTACAGGCCGTAACAATAGCTGTGAACATAGTCCTGCAGGCTGTTATAAAGATGGCTGAAGGCATCGTGATGCTGATTCATGCAATGGCAGACGGAGCTGTTGAGATGGTCGGCGATATGTTTAATAAGTTCGCAGGATACTGCCCTGAGTGGGTGAACGATTTAAGAGCCTGGCTGAATAATGCTTTGAAGTATTTTAGGGATTTTGCACAGAAGGCTTGTGATTTCCTCAGCAAAGTATTTAAGACTGCGCCGAAGCAGGTGCAAGGCAAGACGATTGCTCCAGCAGAGGAAGCCCAAGCACCGAAGAAGCCGAAAGGCACTGTAAATTTATCGGGGTTAGCAGTCCCGAAGGTAGGTTCTGTAGGTAGTGGAGGCAGCGGCGGCAGTAGAGGTTTTGGTCAGCTCGAAAGCGAAGTCAACAGAGTTTCGGAAGCCTTGACCAGAGCAGGCAAGGCAACAAAGGACTTGCAAGAGGACTTCGACAAGATGAGCTTAGACATAGCGACTGCAGGGCTAAAGGGCAGCGACCAAGTCTTTGCGAAGATTGACCAAGAGAAGCAGGCAAGGATGAAGGCTGTTGATGAAATGTTGAGCAAGCAGCTGCAGGCGGTGCAGGAAGCAGAGGCGTTGAGAGCAAGCGCAGAGCGTACAGGCAATGCGGAAAGCATAGCCAAAGCAAAAGCATTGTACGATGAGCGAAATGCGTTGTATGCGGCTAGCCTTGCGCAAGAGCAGGCATTGAAAGATGCTATCGACCAGCAGGCATACGAAAAGAGCATCAGCCTTGAAACAGCACTGCAGGCAGCGAAGGCCGATATGAATGCTGCATTCAATGAGCAGGAACGAGAAAAGTTCCTGGAATATCTCAATTCCGAGCAGGAGGCAAAAATGGTTGCACTGCAGCAGGAACAGGAGCTACGGCAACAGTTACTTGATTGGCGTATGGAGAGCCAACAGAACATGCTTGATTTTGAACTGCAGGCAGGCGAGACAATTAAGAATCAGCTTGCAAGTGGCATTGCTGATGTTATCACAGAGGGCGGCAAGCTGTCAGATGTGTTTAAGGACATCACGAAAAGCATTGTCAATATGTTTATACAGTTCATGATTAAGAAGCAGGCAGCGGCTGTGTTGGAGAAGCTGTTGAGTAAAAAGCAAGCCGTAGAGAATGCGGCAAACAGTGCGAAAGAAGCATCAGCGGCCGTACCTGCAGCGGTGCAAAAGAGTATTGCCACACTTGGCCCGATAGCAGGTCCGCCAGCATATGCAGCGGCGACAGCGGCAATGACAGCGGCTGGATTGGGCAGTATCACGGCTGGCAACATCATGCAGAAGGCAAATGGTGGCCCCGTGTTTGGTGCAGGCACAGGCACAAGCGATAGTATACCTGCAATGCTTAGCAATGGCGAATATGTTATCAATGCTAAGGCTGTACGCAGGCTAGGATTGCCCCTGCTGAATGCTTTGAACAATGGTTATGCAGTAGGTGGAGCAGTAAGCGTCGGCAGCGGTGGCGGCAGCGGTGCAGTGGTTGAGTTTAACAACTACGGCGACATTAACAATGGCACTGACTATGACGGATTGATGGCCGATTTTGAATATACGCTTGCGATGGGAATGCGGGGGTGATTTTATGAGAGCAAAATATAACGATAGGGTGACCTATCCGCTTATTATCAATGGCCAGCAGCTCCCATACAGGTATAGCTTAGAATCATGCGCTGATTTGACAGTAAGAGCAACAGCTTCAAAACGTGGATACAGCCACGGCTCGACAATCACAGGTGACGGCTATATAGACGGAAAAAAGATTAAGCTGAGCTTTTTTATCAGTGGAACGAATCAAGCTGATTATGATTGGCGGCTGAATGAATTGCTAAGGCTGTTTTACCAACAGGACTACACCTTGTCTGTGGGCAATGGCTTTTATAATGTGTCCTGTATGTCAGCCAGCAAAGCAAAATGGATTAAAGGCTATCAAGGGTTAAGAGCTGATGTTGATATTACATTATTGCTGGCCGACCCGTTTAGGTATGCAGATGATGAAAAACAGGCGAGTGCTGATGTTTGCGGTGAAAGCACTACAATTAACGTTGTCAATGCAGGTTCTGCAGATGTGCCGCTGATTGTGGAGTTGATACCTGTAAAAACAATGGCAGATGTTACCATTAACCATAGCGATACAGGCAGGGTGATGCGTGTAGCTGATACACTGCTGACTGCACCTGCAGTGCTGACCATAGACACAAAAGCAGGCACTGTGCGGCGTGATGCAAACAATGCCATTAATGCTTTCAGCGGTCAGTTTTTGACGGCTAAGCCTGGGCCGAATACCTACGAAATCAAGGGTAGCGCTGGCAAAGTGGTTATCAGATGGCGTGACAGGTGGCTGGCATGAGCAATATTATTTTCGGATCAAGTTTATACGGTTCGTTTATATGGGGCGCAGGGCAAAAAAAGAAAGGGGGAGGCGGAACAGGTGGCGGTGATTATGGCGATATTAGTTATATCCCTGGTGCGGTACAGGTTGTGTTTTTCAATAAGGACGGCACAAAGACCGCCATTTTTTCCAACGGCACAGAAAACAATCCGTTCTCGCAGCTGCAGTTTGAGCTTGCGAAGAATGGCTGCGGAAGCTGCACGATTACTTTTAAGCAGTTCCCTGCGTTTACGGAAATCATGTATGGCCAGCGTGTAGATATTTATTTGTTCGGTGATAAACGTCCCTGGTACAGTGGGCAGGTTTTGACACGCCCCGACAGTGGTGGCACTGCTACAGATTTTAAAATCACTTGCTACGGCTTTTTCGATAAGCTTAGCAAGGTGCTGATATTTGCCGAATACGCTAATAAAGAAATTGCCGAGATAGTCAAAGACATCTGCAGGCAGGTGGAAAAAAAGACAGGTATTGTTTTTAATCAAAGCAAGATATACAAAGTAGGCTACAATATTACGAAGATTGTTTTCGACGGCGTATCAGCTAAAGAAGCATTAGAGCAGCTTTCCGAATTTGCGACTGATTATGTTTATGGTGTGGATGAATACCACGAATTTTATTTCAAGCCACGTACTGACGAGATAAACGAAGAGGCTCGTTTTTGGGTAGGAGCGCACCTGAACAGTTTTCTGCCCGACCAAGATATAAGCAAGATAGTGAATTACGCTCGCATAAAGGGTGCAAGTGTGGACGAAGCAGGCGAGAGCTGGCTTGCAACAGTAGAGGATAAGCAAAGCCAAGAGCAATACGGCGTGTCTGAAGCAGTGTGGACGTTACCAACAGCATACACAGCAGCGGATGCAGAACGTTGGGGACAGTCAGAGCTTGACAAGCTGAAAGAGCCTAAGCTGTCCGCTAAGGTGGGCGGAGTAGAGCTTAACTACCCGAAGCCTGATGGTGTGTTCTGGGTGCGCAGGCTGTCTGTAGATGGGCAAGCGTTAATCACAGACACAGACGGCAAGGCTCGTAAATATCCAATCACTAAGCTGAAATATACTGTCAGCGGTGATAAGGGCATTACGTGTGATATGGAGCTCGGAGAGCCTCCGACACCTCCCATCAGCAAGTATTTGCTGGATATTGAGCGCAATGCACGTAACAATGAATTGCTGCAGCAGGCAACAAATAAAACAGGAAAGGTGGCAAGTAAATGAGCGAACCTAGCAATATCAGAATCAATCCGTTTGTAGGTGACGGAGGAACAACAACCTACATCAATTTGACGGAAACGCATACCATTCCAAGTGTATCGCCCTATGTTATAAGGTTGAACGAGGTTCCCGAGAAGCAAGACCCGAGCAACATCCGAGCAGTATGGGTAGACAGCTCAACAGGTGCAGTCACTGCATCAGCATTGACCGAGGTTGCGGCAACTCCTGCAGCGGGGGAATTTCGCCCCGATTATTCAACCAAAGCAGACGGCAACGATAATTGGAACACAGGACTGATAGAGTTTTCTGCCGTTGATGCTGGCAAGATTGTGCAGATTAGTTATACAGGCATGGGCACGTTAGCGGCGGTGCAGTCCAATAAATACCCTAGCTGGTACACTGACAGAGGCAATGGCAGTGATGGCGATTTTATCCCGGATGCTGATTGTGCTATTGGTGGAATTAAGAATTATAAAAGGGTATTTATCAAAGCTGGCGTGACTGTAAGCGTCAATCAGCAATTAGTTATCAAAGCAACAGGCAGTGTGGTTATAGCAGGCACTATTAACGGCAACGGCAGTCCTGGTGCGAAAGGCAAAGGTGGTGTAGGTGGTGCGCCGGGGGGTAATGGCG